CCGTGCTGCTCGGGCCGAGGAGTTCAAGCCCTACGATCTGAAGGCTACCATTCCGTCTGAAGCGGTTGCGGCTGAAGCTGCTCGTCAGGCTATCCGTGAGAAGTATGCTGCGATTCAGTCTGAGATTGATGCTGCGGCTACCACGGATGAGATTAAGGTTGCGCTATGTCTAACTTAAAAGTCACCACCATTAACGACAAAGACGGCGGCAGCAATGCCGTCCTGTACGGCGTGGCCGCACCCACGGGGTCGATGGGGTTCAGAAATCGGATTTTGAACGGGGACTGTCGCATTGACCAGCGCAATGCTGGGGCGAGTGTGACGCCTACTAGTTCGGCTTATACGCTGGATCGGTGGGGTGTGCTGATAACGCAGTCTTCAAAAATCAGCATTCAACAAAATGCTGGCTCAGTCACTCCACCGACAGGTTTCATTAACTACTTGGGTGTCACATCACTTTCTGCGTATTCTGTTGCAACAGGAGATGTTTTTGGAATAAGGCAACGCATAGAAGGTCTAAATATTTCTGACCTTGGATGGGGGACTGCCTCCGCACAAGCGGTCACCGTTTCTTTTTTGGTTCGTTCAAGCCTCACAGGAACCTTTGGTGGATCGCTGCAAAACTCCGCAGGGAATCGCTCTTACCCATTCTCGTACACCATTTCATCCGCAAACACATGGGAACAAAAAACCCTAAATATTGCTGGTGACACGTCTGGGACATGGCTCACGACCAATGGCGTCGGAATTGAACTTCTGTTCTCTTTAGGTGCGGGTGCAACATATTCTGGAACCGCAGGTGCTTGGGTAGGCGCAAATTACAACTCCGCCACCGGCGCAACGTCGGTTGTCGGCACCAACGGCGCCACCTTCTACATCACCGGCGTCCAGCTTGAAGCTGGCTCTGTCGCCTCGCCGTTTGAGCGCCGCGACTACGGGCGCGAGTTGATGATGTGTCAGCGGTATTACTACAAGATTGGAGCGGGCATAACCAACAGCATGCTGGGTGTTGGTTGGAATGCAAGCACTACCCAATCATTAGCGCTTACGACGTTCCCAGTAACCATGAGAGCAGCGCCCTCTGCACTAGAACAAACCGGAACTGCCGGGGACTATTCTATTTATCATGGCGCGGGTAGTGGGACGGCCTGTAGTTCAGTGCCTTCTTTCAGCATTGCAAATACAACCAACGCAAGAACGTTGCTGACTGTTGCAAGTGGCTTAACCGCAAACGGCGGCTCGATGGCGCGGGCGGAAACCACTAACGGATATTTTGCATGGAGCGCCGAACTATGACGTTCAAAATCCTAACCGTTCAAGATGGACAAACCATCTACGCCCGGATCGACGACGACGGCAAGTGCCGCTTGACCTGCACGGATCAATATCCGGAGTTCCAGAAGTGGCTGGAAGAAGGCAACCAACCCCTGCCTGCCGAGGAGTAAGCCATGAGCGTCGAAGTCGTCAAAGTAGCAACCACCGCACAGTACGGCGGCAGCGCCAGCGCCGTTTACTTCGGCCTGACTGCCAATGAGATTGCGGCGTTTGGCGGCTTGATCATCGCTGTCATCGGTCTGATCGTGAACATCTGGTACAAACACCAGCACCTAAAGATTGCGAAAAAGGAAAAGGATGATGCTTGACTTCATACTTGGCTTTGCCGTCGCTGCTTTGCTGGTCGGATCGCTGATCGGGCTGATCAAGCTCGGCATCTGGGTGCTTATGTGATAGATCCGATCACCGCATTCGCTACCGCCCAGGCTGCTGTCGCAGGCATCCAAAAGGCAATCAAACTCGGCAAAGACATCCAGGGTCTTGTCGGTGAGTTTGGTCGCTTTTTTGATGCCAAAGACGCTGTCCAGAAGGCCGCTAACGATGCCGGTAAGAAGGGCCAGTCAGATACCGGCAAGGCGATGGAAATCGTCATGCAGGCCAATCAGTTGCGTGAGATGGAAGAGCAGCTCAAGCACCAACTGGTGTATGGGGGGTACCCCGAACTCTGGGAGCAGATGCTCATCGAGCGAGCCAAGATTCGCCAAGCCAGGGAAAAAGCGGAACGCGAATCCAAAATTGCAAGGAAGAAGCTGGTCGCCCAGCGCCTTTTGGCCGCTCAAATTATCGGCGGCGCCATCGCTGTCATCATCATTGGCGTCATCATCATCTTTATCCTCCGACAGGCAATGGCATGACCCCTGAACTTCAGAAATATTACGAAGAACGATTTAGCATGTTCTCCCAGCAGGGCTGGATAGACCTGATAGAAGATGTTGACAAGATGCTGGAATCGCTAAACAATATTTCTACGATTGAGGACGGCAACGCCTTACAATTTCGCAAGGGCGAATTGTCAATCTTGCTATGGCTGAGAAATCTCAAGCAGATCAGCGAACGAGCATACGAGGAACTAAGTGCCGAAACGAATCTATGAATTCGCCTGCAAATGCGGGCAACGGATTGAGCGTCTGACCGATTATGAGTCGTTCAACGTTCAGTGCGCGTGTGGTGGAAACGCAACACGCATTATGAGCGCTCCTACTTTCAAACTCGAAGGTTGGTCTGGGCAATTTCCGTCCGAACACGGGCGGTTTGAGCGCAAACACATCGAAAAGTTGAATGCAGAGCGCAAAGCCAACTCATAAGCATGAGCGCCGAGTTGAATCTCCTACAACCAGATTGGCAGGAACCATTTATGTTGATTGACGAAGAACCGAACACGCCCAGCGAACTCGAAGTTGAAGAGACTAAGACGCCAGAGCTTCCTGAGAAATACAGGACAAAAAGCCTGGAAGAAGTCATTCGCATGCACCAAGAGGCTGAAAAGCTGATTGGCAAACAAGCCCAAGAAGTTGGGGAAGTGCGAAAACTCGCCGATGAGCTGCTCAAGCAAAGTCTAAGTTCTAAGCAACAACCCAGTCAGATTGAGGACGAGCCGGAAGTAGATTTCTTTGAGAATCCGCAGAAGGCAGTTCAAAAGACCGTTGATAAACATCCCGATGTGCTAGCGGCACGACAAGCTGCTGCCGACTTTAGACGGATGCAGACTCAGCAAAAGCTCTCGCAAGAGCACCCGGACTACGCTCAGTTGGTTCAAGACCCTGAGTTTGCAGCCTGGGTGAAAAGCTCACCTATCCGGGTGGGCCTTTACGCCAGAGCCGATAGCGAGTTTGACTTTGATTCGGCCAATGAACTGCTGTCAACCTACAAGCAGATCCGTGGCGTTAAGAGCAAGCAGACTGAAGATGCCGGTGAGGTAGTCAGGAAGCAAAATCTTAAGACCGCGCAAGTTGATGTCGGTGGCTCTGGCGAAAGCTCAAGGCGCGTCTATCGCCGTGCTGACCTGATCCGGCTAAGGATGACCGATCCGGCCCGCTACGAATCGCTTAGTGATGAGATCATCAAAGCGTACGCAGAAGGCCGGGTCAAGTAGACCACCTTTCTTTTTTTGGAGATTTGAACTATGGCAAACACCGCCTTTTCCCCCACTAATAGCGTCACCACTACTTCCGCAGCGAACTTCATTCCTGAGATTTGGAGTGATGAAATTGTTGCCGCCTTTAAGAAGAACCTTGTTCTGGCCAACGTGGTCAAGCGCATGAACTTCAAAGGCAAGAAGGGCGACACCATCAACATCCCCAGCCCCGCCCGTGGCAACGCCTCGGCTAAGGTTGCGACCGATGCTGTGACCCTGATCGCTGAGAGCGACACTCTGATCCCGGTTCTGATCAACCGTCATTTCGAGTACAGCCGCCTGATCGAAGACATCGTCGAAGTCCAAGCTCTGACCTCGCTGCGTTCTTTCTACACGGAAGACGCCGGTTACGCTCTGGCTCGTCGTATCGACACCGATCTGGTTCAACTGGGCCGCGCTTTCAACGGCGCTACCGTTGGCACCAACGACTACGCTACCAGCAACACCAGCACCAAGGCTTTCGTCGGTTCTGATGGCACCACCGCCTACAACAGCACCACCTCGAACGCTGCCGCGCTGACCGATGCCGCGATCCGTCGCACCATCCAGCGTCTGGACGACAACGACATCCCGATGGATGGCCGTTTCTTCCTGATCCCCCCGTCGAGCCGCAACACCCTGATGGGTCTGGCCCGTTACACCGAGCAAGCCTTCGTCGGCAACGGCGATGCGATCCGCAACGGTGAAATCGGTCAGCTCTACGGTATGGCCGTGTTCGCTTCTTCCAACGCCGACACCGGCGCTGGCAATAGCACCACTGACCGTATCTGCTTGATGGGCCACCGCGATGCGATGGTGCTGGTTGAGCAACTGGGCATCCGCTCGCAGACTCAGTACAAGCAGGAATACCTCGGTACCCTGTTCACCGCTGACACGCTGTACGGTGTTAAGGCTCTGCGTACCAACGCCACCAGCACCGCTGCTGACGCTTCCGCCGCCTTCGCCCTGGCCGTTCCGGCCTAATGACTAGCCCCCTGGCCACAAGCTGGGGGGCGTCTTTTTTAAGGAGATTGATATGGCTGCTGCTACCGCTGTTACTTCCCGTCGCGGGAATGATCAGTTCCGGGGTCTGTTTACGGACACTTGGGACGTTACTTGCACTCTGGACACGGCTGAAATTGCCGACCAAGCAACCGGCACTGATACCGTTACTGTCCCCGGCGTTGCCCTGGGCGATATGGTGCTCGGCATGTCTGCTGGCGTCAGCGAAGGCGGTCTAGTCCGTCGTGCTTATGTCTCGGCTGCAAACACGGTCACCATCGCCAGTACCAACACGACTGGTGCCGCTGTCAATTTGGCATCCACCACCGTGCAACTGGTAATCGCACGCGCTGTGATCTAAACCACAGGGGGCCTAGCGCCCCCTGTTTTTCTAGGATTGATATGGCAACCTTTCGCTGCCTCCAGAGTGGTAATACGGTGACGTTCACTCTTCAGCACGACATTGATTCCATGCGGGGTCACTCCGGTTACGTTCGTGTAGACGAAGACGAACCCCAAAAAGAGTTTGACCCAAATGCCCAGCGCGTAGACACTCCGTTTACTGCTCCTCAACCTATTGCTCGGCCTCGCGGACGGCCTCGTAAAGTATGAAACTCTTTAACGTCTGCCCCGTAGCCACCCAGGATGTGGCCATAAACCTGAAGAATCGCAACCACGCATTTGCGAAATTTGGTTATGGCCCGCCTAATCCTGACGAGAAAAATCACGCCTTCTGGATGAAGAAGGCCAAGATGTACAACGCACCCACAGAATCCATCATGGGTATGCTATGCGGCAACTGCGCCGCGTTTATTCAGACGCCAAAAATGATGCAGTGCATCATTGGCGGGTTGGAAAAAGATGAGAATGAGGGCGAGTTGTCCTACGATGAACAGTTCGTGAAAGCCGCCGATCTTGGCTACTGCGACCTGTTCCAATTCACTTGTGCAGCGGCCCGCACTTGTGATGCTTGGAAGTCTGGCGGGCCTATTACTAAGGATTGATCATGTACGGAAAAGCACCCAAAATGTCTAAGCCCAAAGCTCCGACTAAGAAGCCTGCCGGTATGCCGATGGCACCCAAGTTGCCCGTTCGCGGTCAGCGCACGATGACCAACAAGATGACTCGGGGAAAGAAATAATGTCTACCTTTCAACTCGATCCAAACAACGTGGCGATGGGTGTACCGAGCTTTGGTACCACGCAGATTTTTACCGTCACCAACTCCAGCGTTCAATCAACCGCATTTGGCGCAAACACCACCATGATTCGCTTGGCTTGTTCGTCGGGCCATTGCCATATTGCGATTGGTGCAAACCCAACTGCAAACCTTACGACATCGGCCATGATCCCCAATAATTTTTCTGAGATTGTTCGGGTCACCCCAGGCCACAAGATCGCGGTTATCAAGGACGCTGCGGTTACTACGGCAACACTTTCTGTGACGGAATTGGTATGAAAAAGACCAAAGCCGAAAAGAAGATCAGCAAGGTCATGCGCGAGTACAAGTCGGGCACCCTGCACTCTGGCCGGGGTGGCCCGGTCGTCAAGTCTCAAAAGCAAGCGGTGGCGATTGCCCTGTCGCAAGCTGGAAACGCAAAGAAAAAATGAAACCCGGTCTGTACGCCAATATCAACGCCAAGCGCAAGCGCATCGAAGCCGGTTCCGGCGAGAAGATGCGTAAGCCCGGCACCAAGGGTGCGCCCACCAACGCGGCCTTCAAGCAGTCTGCCAAGACGGCTAAAAAGAAGCCATGAAGACGCCCGCCTGGACGCGCAAAGAAGGAAAATCCCCCTCTGGCGGCTTGAACGCCAAGGGGCGATCATCCTATAATGCGGCTACCGGCGGCAATTTGAAAGCCCCGGTGAAGTCGGGCGACAACCCTCGTAGGGCCTCCTTCTTAGCGCGGATGGGCAACATGCCTGGGCCGGAGTACAAGGATGGCGAGCCAACTCGACTTCTCTTGTCCTTGCAGGCTTGGGGCGCGTCGTCCAAAGCGGACGCCAAAGCGAAGGCTAAGGCGATCTCGGCAAGGAACAAGAAATGACGTACCTTGAGATGATCAACGATGTGCTCACGCGCTTGCGTGAGACGCCCGTCTCCACCAGCGGCGAGACGACGTACTCGGCGTTGATCGGCAAGTTTGTAAACGACGCCAAGCGCCAAGTTGAGGACGCTTACACTTGGAATTCACTTGAGCAAGTGATCCAAGTTAACACGGTTGCGAACACCTACGTCTACTCGCTCACTGGCGCTGGCCAGAAGTTTCGTCTGGAAGACGCGATCAACGTCACCTCCAACGTGACGCTGCGTAACATCTCCTACGAGTGGATGAACCGTCGCCAGAACTTTGCAACGCCCGTCTACGGCATCCCGTCCGAGTTCATCTTCGACGGCGTTGACGGCAACGGCGACGCCAAGGTGACTCTGTACTCGCGCCCGGACGGCGTCTACAACTTGCAGTTCACGCTGAACATTCCGCAAGCACCTCTGACTTCTGACAGCACTTCGGTCTTGGCCCCGGACGTTTTGATTGTCCAGAACGCCTACGCCCGTGCAATGGCCGAGCGCGGCGAGGACGGGG